CCCAGAGGCCACACATTCTTCCGGGCGCGAATCGTTCGCAGTTGCATTGCGGGCTGCGCTCGCCGTTCGACCAACTGCTTGCAGCGCAGATGGTCAGGGCGCGGCAGTGGCCGCTATCGAATTCGCCCTGGAATCTGACGACGGCGATGGGTTCCTGCGCAACTGGTTCAATGGCGAGTTCGACATTTGCCGCGAGCACTGGCCGGAAGCGCCAGAAGGCGTCTATATCGGCGCTGACCCGCTCTACAGACCTGCCGCCAAAGGTGCAGGCGGTCAGGGATGAAAACGCTACGCGAAATCCGCATGTGGCACTGGCGCCAGGTCGTGAACAGCCGCCAGCTCGAGCGCGACCACGAGGCCGGCCTGCAGGCGTGGGGCAACGTCCACTACAGCACCAGCAGCATCGCCAGGCACAGGGCCGACGCCGACCGCCACCTGCGCGCGGTGCAGACGCTGAACGAGTTCGTGACTGGGGTGGCCGAGTACGATTGCATGGAGGCCGATGGCCGAGACCCTGACGGCCTTGCGCGGCGGGCGCGCGGCGAACCGGTGGATGTCATTACGGTTAAAGGGTCTGGGCCCTTCATTGCGGCGCTGCGGGCGAATGCGCCGAGCAAGCCCTTTGCGTCCGCTATCGTCGATGGCGGGGTTGATCCATGAGCGCCACCGGCGAAACGGGCATCGTGCAAACCACCACGTTCACCTGCCAGGTGTGCGGCCACGTCGAGCAGACCGTGGAGGATGTGTCCCTGTACAGCGAGACTATCGTGATGTCGCCGAATGGCGGGTGGAATTTTGACTACGTGGAGATAGACGGGGTCGAAAAGTTCGTTTGCCTGAAGTGCATGCCGAAATAATTTGTACAAATAAACCGGGCTCGGCTATACTCATTTCCGCCAAGCCTTATTTACCTAGTATGCCCCCGTGGGGGCGCTCCCACCCGGTACTGGCCGGGAGGCTTGGCAGCCGGGAGCGCGCCCACGGGGGCATTTTCATTTCGGAGTGCCAATTGCAATATAAAATTCTCCAAGGCGATTGCGTCGAAGCCATGCGCGCGATGCCTGATAACTCCTTCGACTCGATCGTGACCGACCCACCCTATGAACTCGGGTTCATGGGTAAGGGCTGGGACAGTACCGGCATCGCCAATAGTGTGGAGATGTGGCGCGAGGCGCTGCGCGTGCTCAAGCCTGGCGGCCACCTGCTGGCGTTCAGCGGCAGCCGCACCTATCACCGCATGACGTGTGCGATTGAGGATGCCGGGTTCGAGATCCGCGACCAGATCATGTGGGTCTACGGCTCGGGCTTCCCGAAGTCGCTGGACGTGAGCAAGGCAATCGACAAGGCGGCCGGCGCAGAGCGCGAGGTTGTTGGCACCAAGCTGGGGCTACCGGGCTACTCGCTTGCCGAGGACAAAGGGCGAAGCACTTACAGCGCTGAAGGGCGCAGCAGTGAGGTTGAGTGCGCAATCACCGCGCCAGCAACCGACGACGCCCGCCAGTGGTCCGGCTGGGGCACCGCCCTGAAGCCGGCGCACGAGCCTATCTGCGTGGCGCGCAAGCCGCTGGCCGGCACCGTGGCGGCGAACGTGCTGCAGTTCGGCACTGGGGCGATCAACATCGATCGGTGTCGAGTGCCTACCGATGGCGCTGATGCGCGAAACTGGTCTGGCGATCGTGGCCAGGTTGGCACTTCACGCAATTCAGATTTTGCGTTGACGGCCGGCAGTGCTGCTGAACTCGGACGCTGGCCAGCCAACATCATCCACGATGGCAGCGACGAGGTGGTGGCGCACTTTCCGATCACGACTAGCGGCGCTGTAAAGCCCGGCACCTGTGCGGCTGCGGACGAGAACCGTCTAACCTTCGGGCAGTTTGACGGCTACGAAATGAAACCGCGTGAAAAAGACACCGGCAGCGCCGCTCGCTTCTTCTACTGCGCCAAGGCGAGCAAGAGCGACCGCGGCCCCGGCAATACTCACCCCACCGTCAAGCCGCTGGCGCTGATGCGCTACCTGCTGCGCCTGGTGACGCCGCCGGGTGGCCGTTCGCTCGATCCGTTCATGGGCAGCGGTACCACGATCGTGGCCGGCCTGCAAGAGGGCCTGTCCATGACGGGCATCGAGCTGCACGCCGAACATATCGAGATTGCGGACCGCCGCGCGGAAATCGAACTTATCGGAGACCTGCTGTGATGGCCACGCCCGACACCCTCCCCGCCCTGCTCCCCGTCACCGTCGACGGCATCCCCGCCAGTATGCTCGACACCCCCCGCTGGGCGCCGTGGCGTGCGGTGTGGAACGCCAAGAAGGAGAAATACGAGAAGATCCCCCACCGCGCCGACCGGGTGCAGTCCGGCCTGTCGAACAAGTCGAGCAAGGGCTGGTGCGCCTTCCATGTGGCCATGGCCGCCTACCTGAAGAATCCGGACCTGTTCGCCGGCGTGGGCTACCTGATGACCGGCGCGCACGATCTGGTGGCGGTGGACCTCGACCATTGCGTGCAGGACGGCGAGATCGCGCCGTGGGCGGCGGAGGTGGTGGCCAAGCTGGACAGCTACACCGAGGTCAGCCCGTCCGGCCGAGGCCTGCGGGTGATGATCGAGGGGACCATCGAGCGGGACTGGACCAATCACGATGTGGGTATCGAGGTGTACGGCGGCGGCGACGCCCGCTTCGTCACCATCACCGGGGCCAGGCTGCCGGGCAGTCCGGGAACGGTGCGCCGGCCGCGCGGCGGGGCCATGGACGCGATCACCGCGCGCTACCGCAAGACCAAGACGGCGGCCGAGATCGAGGACCTCCACCTGCCGGCGCTGCTGGGGGCTGACGAACTGCCCGATATCAGCGAGCTGGAGATCCCGCCGCACGCGCGCAACTTCCTGATGGACGGCGCCGAGCCTGGCCGGGACCGTTCGCAAGCCCTGTTCGCCACCTCGATCGCGCTGCGCCAGTCCGGGCTCGAGCGGCAGGTGATCCTGTCCATACTGGAGGCGAACGAGCACGCCATGGAGGTGGCCATGGACCACCGGCGCCAGGATTACGACAAGGCCGTGCGCTACCTGTGGAAGGACCATTGCCAGGCCGGCGTGGCGCGGGCCGATGGGCTCCGCCAGCTGTCCATGGACGAGTTCGACGAATTGGAGGCCCAGGAAGGGCCCGCCAAGGCCTCGCCGGTGGCGGCCGGGCAGAACGGGGTGGCTGACGACTTCGACGTGCTGGACGACGATTTTGCCGACCTGCTGGGCGTGGGCCCAAAAGTGGACCGGGCGCCGGTCAAGCTGCCGCGGTTCACCCCCTTGCCGCTGACCTCCTTCATGCACCGCAAGCCTGCGCGCTGGATCGTGCGCGGCGTGCTGCCGCAGGCGGGCCTGGTGTTGCTTTATGGCGACAGCGGGGCGGGCAAGACGTTCTTCGCGCTGGACCTGGTCGGCGCCGTGGCGCGCGGCATCGCCTGGCGCGGCCACACCGTGAGCAAAGGCCGGGTGGTCTATATCGTGGCCGAGGGCGCAACGGGCTTCCGCAATCGGGTGCTCGCCTATTGCGAGTTCAACGGCATCGAGCCGGCCGACCTCGACATTCTGGTCATCCCGGACGCACCCCAGCTGCTCGACAAGGCCCACATCAAGGAGCTGGTGCTGGCGATCAAGAAGGTCGGGCCCGTGGCGATCGTGGTGGTCGACACCTACGCCCGCGCCATGGCCGGCGCCAATGAGAACGACGCCAAGGATACGGGGCAGGCCGTTGCCCATTGCGACCTGATCCACCGCACCACCGGGGCGCTGGTGCTGCTGGTGCACCACAGCGGCAAGGACGGCAGCCGAGGGGCGCGGGGCAGCGGGGCGCTTCGGGCGGCGGCAGACGCCGAGATTGAAGTGTTGCAATTACGCGACTACCGGGCCGCCACCGTCACCAAGATGAAGGATGGCGAGGACGGCAAGGAGTATGCGTTCAAGCTCAACGAAGTCACCATAGGGCTGGACGACGAGGGCGAGGCTATCACCTCCTGCGTGGTCGAGGTCCGCGCCAGCGGGGCACCCGCCAAGGCCATGGAGAAGGTGCGCTTGACACCCGTGCAGCAGCTGGTGCTGAGGGCCTTTGACACCGCCGCCGATCTGGGCGGCCAGGGCATGCACTATGCCGACATCAAGCAAGCCGTGGTCGACCAGATACCCCGCGATCTGGAGAAGAAAAAGGACAATCGCCACCGCGATGTGGGCAATGCGATCGAGGCTTTGGTCGGTTATGGTTATCTAAATAGCATCGAAGGTGGCATGTTGGTACGTGCAGAAAATAACGTGTAGGTAAAATTATGCATGCTTCATTTGCTTCATTTGCTTCAAACTGCTTCATTTGAAGCAAATCACCCTTGCTTCATTTGCTTCACTCGCTTCACCCCTAAAGGGGTGATGAAGCGAAGTGAAGCAAAAAGGTGAAGCAGTACAGGGCGTGTAAATTTTTACAGATTGGAGTGGTCATGACCTGGTCGGACGAATCAAGGCAATCGCGCGGTTACGACGCGGCGTGGGAGAAGGTCAGGGCCCGGGTGGTGGAGAGGGACAAAGGCCTGTGCCAGGCTTGCCTCGTGCATGACCGGGTGAGCATCGGGCAAGAGGTGGACCACAGGGTGCCCAAGGCCGAATGCGCTAAGCGCGGGTGGACCCGGGCCCAGACCGATGCCGAGTCGAACCTGTGGCTGCTGTGCAAGCCCTGCCACAAGGCCAAGACGGCGAGGGAGAACGGCCGGGTGCTGGTGCCCAAGGTCGCCTACGGGGTGGACGGATGGCCGCTTGACAACCCCGAAAGGCTGGTTTAGGATTCGTCCTACTGGTGTGGTCGCATCGGTGGTGCAAGGGCTTTGCCTTGCGTTCTCAGACGGGAGACCGTTGGTTGCGACCACAACCCGAGAACGTGAGGCAAAGCCCTTTTTCTATTTCCGGAGCGAAACATGGACCGCATCATCGTCGTGACCACAACGCACGCCAGCACCGCCGACCAGCTCAACACGCTGCGCAAGCGCGTGATCGAGCAACTGCCGGCGACGGGCTATGTCGTCCTGGTCGTGCCAAACCACGTCGAGGTGCACGAGCTGGGCACGCGGCAGCAGCCCGAGCGGCATGGGCAGGCCGAAGTCGAACAGATGCTCGGCGAGCCGGGCACTGCGCCAGCGGCGCCGGACACCACGACCAGCCCATCGGGCAGCAAGGTCGAGCACGTCAGCGCGGAGGTGTTCGACGAACCAATCCGCTACGTGTGGCTGTCCCGGGAGGAAACGACCGATGACCAGCGCGCCATGGCGGTAGGCGTTGACACGATGCGCGTGCCGCCACGGTGGGCGATCTCGCTCGACCAGCTCACGCCCGACCAGGTGCTGTTCGCCCGTCCGATCTGCGAGCTGTGACCATGGCAAAGATGGACCTCACCAAATTCCTGGAAGCCGTTGGCGGCAAACCGCTGCCGCAATGGCAGCGCGACATGATCAACGCGCTGTGGGCTGCACGCGTCACGAAGGATCTGTGCGAAAAATTACGCAAGGGGTAGGGCGGGTCGAAACTTTAAAAGCTTGACTTTTGGAAGGACCGGCGCTAGCCTTCGATTTAACGCAAAGGCATAATTTCTTGGGGAAACATTACTGAGATACAACACAATTCAGGGCAATCGGAGGGGTAGCGGGACCTACGAGCTACATGCAAATTATAGCACGAAACCGCATTTGTACAAATAATTTATGACCACGAAAACCGCCCCCCGCAGAGCCCGATCCGACAGCGCCACCGCCGCGATAAACGCCGCAAAAAATGCCGCGCTTGGCGACCTTATGCCCCCCGAGCACGTAAAAATTTCCCCTGAAGTTCTGCCCGACTACATCGCCATCGTCCGCGCCCGCGCGCGCGACGAGTGGAGCGAACTGGACCTGATCGTCGCCGCCCAGCTGGCCGAGGTGATCGGGCAGCAGCGCGAGCAGACTGCGAAAATCACGCTCGAAGGCGACGTGGTGGAAAACATGAAAGGCACCTTGGTTGCCAACCCCCGGGTGACGATTCTCGAACGCCTGGCCGGCCGACAAATGGCCTACATGCGCACGCTGCAGATGGGCGGCCGGGTGCCCGGCACCGCCGGCGACAAGCGCAAGAAGCAAGGCGCGCGGCAGCTTGAACGTGGCGCCCGCGCCGCGCACCAACAAGCCGCCGACGAAACCAACAACCTGCTGGCGTAATGGCCGCGCGAGCAAAAAAGCCGATGACCCGCGGCGAGCGGGTGATTGCGTTCATCGAAACCTACTGCATCGTGCCCGAGGGCGACTTGATCGGCCAGCCGATGCGGCTCGAACCGTTCCAGCGCAAGTGGGTGCTGGAGGTGTACGACAACCCGCACGGCACCCACACCGCCGTGCTGTGCATCGGCCGCAAGAACGGCAAGACCGCGCTGATCGCGGCCCTTCTGCTGTGCCACATCGCCGGCCCCGAGGCGGTGCAGAATTCCCAGATCGTCAGCGGCGCCATGTCCAAGGACCAGGCGGCCATCGTGTTCAAGCTGGCGCGCAAGATGGTCGAAATGTCCGGCGACCTGGCCGCCCGGGTGCGGGTGTTCCCCTCGGTGAAATCCTTGCTCGGCCTGTCGAAGAACGTTGAGTACAACGCGCTGTCCGCCGAGGCGAAGACGAAGCACGGGCTCTCGCCGATCCTGGTGATCTTCGACGAGATGGGCCAGGTGCGAGGGCCGATGAACGACTTCGTGACCGCGCTCGAGACCGCGCAAGGTGCGTATGACCACGCCCTGAAGTTCATCATCTCGACCCAAGCGCCGAGCGACGCCGACATGCTGTCCATCATCATCGACGCGCAGCTCGACCCGCTCAACACCCCGGACCCCCAGGTGGTGGTGCACCTCTACACCGCGCCGATGACGCGCAAGGGCCCGGACGGCAAGGACATCGAGATCCCTTTCGACGACGAGGACGGCATGCGCGCGGCGAACCCGGCGCTCGGGGTGTTCCGGTCCATGAACGACCTGCGCAAGCTGTGCACGAAGGCCCACACCACGCCGTCGTTCGAGCCCGAGTTCCGGAACCTGAACCTGAACCAGCGGGTGGAGGCGGCGGCGCCGTTCGTGCCGCGGTCGGTGTGGATGGCGAACGGCGCCGACCCGGTGGCCAAGCCGCGCCCGCGCGTCTATGGCGGCCTGGACCTCTCGGCCGTCAACGACTTGACCGCCCAAGTCCTGGTAGACGCCGACGACGGCAGCGTGTGGCCAACGTTCTGGTTGCCGGCGCACGGGCTCAAGGAGAAGGCGAAAGCGGACAAAGTTCCCTATGACATTTGGGAGAAGCAAGGATTCTTGCAGACAACCCCCGGAAAAGCGATAGAATACGAGTTTATAGCCTTGCATTTGCGCAAAGTGTTCGACGAGAACGACGTGCAGCTGTTCGGTTTCGACCGTTACAACATGAAATTCCTGAAGCCTTGGCTCGCAAAAGCCGGGTTTAGCCAAGAGGAAATTGACAAATTTGTTGAATTCGGGCAGGGTACGGCCAGCATGACCCCCGCCCTGCGCGACCTGGAGGTAAAATTGTTGAACGCACAACTTAAGCACGGCAACCACCCTGTGCTCAACATGTGCGCAGCCAACGCCAAGGTGGTAGGCGACAGCGGCGCCCGCAAGTTCGACAAGCGCACCATCCGCGGTCGCATCGACGGTATGGTGGCCCTGGCCATCGCGGCGGGCGTGATGCCGCAGCCGGTCGAGGAAGAGTCCGGCACCCTTGAGGATTACCTGGCCACGGCATGAAAAACAAGACCCTTACCAGCCTCGCCAAGGGCATCTTCTTCTCCATTCGCGACGCGCTCGCGTACCGTCAGGCCGTTCACGACGCCAACAAGAATGTCACCATCAACACCGGTGATAGTACCGCCAGCCGCGCGCCCGGCATTGATGTGGCTCTACAGCTGTCCACGGTGTGGGCGTGTGTGCGCCTGATCGCCGAGACCATATCCACGCTGCCCCTGTTCACCTACGAGACCGTGATGGTCGACGGCAAGCGCACCCGCCGCATCGCCGACGATATCCCCCTTTACTCCCTGCTGCACGACTCCCCGAACGCGGACATGACGGCCGTCGAGTTCTGGGAGGCGGTGCTGTCGGGCCTGCTGCTGTGGGGGAACGCCTACGTGCTCAAGACCTACGGCACCGGCGGTCGGCTGGTGGCGCTGACGCCGCTGAACCCCGGAGTGGTGACGCCGCGGCGCACACCAGGCGGGGCGATCGAGTACCTGTACGGCGACCGAACGGGACAAAAGATCTACAGCGAGCGGGACATTTGGCATGTTAAGGGGTTCGGCACAAACGGGCTGTGCGGCCTGTCGCCGATCGGTGTGGGCTGGCGCTCGATGGCCGGTGCCGCCGCCGCCGAGGTGGCCAGCGCGAACACCTTCACCAGCGGCATGCGGGTGCAGGCGACCGTATCGGTCAAGGAGTACCTGAAGCCAGAGCAGCGCGAGCAGATGAAAGAAAAGGTCATGGGCGCCGTGTTCGGTAACGCCCAGACCGGCCAGCTGCAGCTGCTCGAGGGCGGCGCCGAGATGAAGCAGCTATCCATCAACCCGGTGGACGCGCAAATGCTGGAAACGCGCCAGTACGGCGTCGAGGATCTGTGCCGCTGGTTCGGGGTGCCGCCGTCGATGATCGGCCACGGCACGGCCACCTCGAACTGGGGCACCGGGCGCGAACAGCAGAACATGGGTTTCGTACAGTACGTGCTGCGCGCCTACATGGTCCGCATCGAGCAGGGGATCAAGAAGTCCTTGATGACGCCGGCCGAGCGCCTGCGCTACTTCGCCGAATACAGCCTGGACGCGCTGCTGCGCGCCGACACCGAGACCCGGTTCAAGGTCTACGCCACCGCCACACAGAACGGGCTGAAGACCCGCAACGAGTGCCGCGCGTTGGAGAACGACCCACCGGTGCCGGGCGGCGATGAATTGACTGTACAAAGCAACCTCATCCCCCTTACACTGTTGGGCAAAATCACTAATACTGCCCAAACAGCAAAATCAGCCCTGCTCGATTGGCTGGGCCTCACCAAGAAGGATCACGATGGACTACCTGACTAAAGCGATCCCGCTGGAGATCAAGGCCCAAGGCGCTAACGGCACCTTCTCAGGGTATGGCTCGGTGTTCAACGTGCTGGACAAGGGCGGCGACATCATCGTGCCGGGCGCCTTCACGGCCAGCCTGGCGCGCTGGAAGGCGTCGGGCCGCAACGTGCCCATGCTGTGGCAGCACGACACCGACGAGCCAATCGGGCACTGGCCTGAGCTGAAGGAAGACGACCACGGCCTGTTCGGCACCGACGCCCAGCTGTGGCTGGAGGACGCGCCGTATGCGCGCCTGGCGCAGAAGGGCATGAGCACGAAGACGATCACCGGCCTGTCGATCGGCTACCGCGTCAAGCGCTTCTCGAAGGACACGGCGACCAGCGTCTATACGCTGCAGGAGCTGGATCTGGTCGAGATTTCGGTGGTCACGAACCCGATGAACGACCAGGCCCGCATCTCCGATGTGAAATCCATGATCGAGGCCGGCCGCTTGCCGAGCCTCCAAGAATTTGAGCAGTTCCTGCGCGAGGCAGGCGGCTTCTCGAAATCGCAGGCCACCGCCATCGCCGGTAATGGTCTGTCGAAACTGCTGCACCGGGGTGAGCCTGGCGGCGACAATGGCGATATCCTGGCCGCGCTCAGCGGCTTCAAAATCACCCCATAAAAGGAGTAACACCATGCCACGCGACGACAACGACGCAACCGAAATTAAAACCGAACTGGCCAAGATCGGCGATCAGGTCAAAGAATACGGCGAGAAAGCGCTGGCCGAAGCCAAGCGCGGTATCGCCATGACCGAGGCCGAGAAAGCCCGTGTTGACGAAATCCTGGTCAAGCAAGGCGAACTGCAGGCCGGCCTGACCGAGGTCGAGCAAAAGCTGGCACGCCAGGGCGAGCAGAACGACGCCCGTGTCAAATCGCTGGGCACCCAGGTGATCGAAAACGAGGCCTTCAAAAAGGCGCAATCCGCAGGCCAGCTGCGCCAGAAGGGCGGGCGCGTCACGGTGGAGATCAAGGCCATCGCCACGTCGACCTCGAACGTGGTCACCCCCGACTACCGCCCAGGCATCAACACGATTCCGAATCGCCGCCTGACGATCCGCGACCTGATTGCGCCAGGCCGCACCTCGTCGAACCTGGTGAACTACATCAAGGAAACCGGCTTCACCAACAACGCGGCACCGGTGGCCGAGGGTGCGCGCAAACCTGAATCGACCATCACCCACGCGCTGTCGAGCGCCGCGGTGAAAAAGCTGGCGCACTTCATGAAGGCCTCGACCGAGATCCTCGACGACCTGCCGGCGCTGATGTCGCAGATCGACGCCCGCCTGGTCTACGGCCTGAAGCTGATCGAGGAAGGCCAGCTGCTCAAGGGTGCCGGCACCGGCAACAACCTGAACGGCATTTACACCCAGGCCACCGCGTTCTCGGCGCCGATCGCCGTTACCTCGCCGACCAAGATCGATACGCTTCGCCTGATGCTGTTGCAAGCCGAGCTGGCCGAGTACCCTTCGGACGGCATCGTACTGCACCCATCGGAATGGGCCACGATCGAGCTGCTGAAGGACACCACCGGCCGTTACCTGATCGGCAACCCACAGGGCAGCCTGTCGCCGACCCTGTGGGGCCGCCCGGTGGTCGAGACCCAGGCCATGACGGTCGACACCGCCCTGGTGGGTTCGTTCAAGCTGGCCGCGCAGATCTTCGACCGCGAAGAAGCGTCGATCGTCATCGCGACCGAGAACGAAGACGATTTCGTCAACAACCTGATCACCATCCTGATCGAGGAGCGCCTGGCGCTGGCCGTGTACCGTCCTGAAGCCTTCATTAAGAACACCAACTTCGACGGCAGCGTGTAAAACGGCGGGCGGCGCTTCGGCGCCGCCTTGCACACCCAAAGGACAGAATCATGAAAGTCAAAGCGAGAGCACTGGACACCTTCTTCGATGGTCGCCTGCACGCGGTCAAGGACGGCGTCTACACCATGAACAAGGGCAGCGCCGACGAGCTGGTGGCGGTGGGCCTGGTCGAGATTGTCGGCGATGCCGACGACGATGCTATCGACGACCTGGTCGACACCAAAATGGAACCGATCAGCCACAACAAAATGGAGCCCGCGCCAAGGAACAAGGCCGGCGGCAAAAAGTAAAAGGAGCACGACATGGCAACAGGCAATATGAAGTGGTTCGCACAGGCGCTGCTCGATGGGTTCAAGAAACTGCACGACCTGAGCGCCGATGATATCCGTATGGGCATCGTGACTAACGCTGTGGTGCCGACGCTAGCCACGGCGGACCCGCGTTGGGGTGCCGGCGGCACCACCGATTTCTCGGCCAATCAAGTCCCTTTGGCGACCGGCTACGCAGGCCCTGTGGCGCTCGATAACGAGACATGGACCCTGGTGTCCAACGTGCCGACGCTGCGTGCCGATATTGAAGATATTCCGATGGACGCCAGTGGCTTCACCACCGGCGCCTATGGCATCATCTTCAACAACACGGACGCAGGCAAACGCTGCCTGGGCTTCGTCGAGATTTCGGCGGCGGGATCGGGCTCGAATGTCGGCGCGATCTTGCGTCTCGACTGGTCGGGTGCGAGCAACGACATGTTCACCATCACCCAGGCGTAAGCACACATGGTCACGCCAACAAACGTCAGCTATTCGGCGGGCAGCGGCGAGACCATTTATGCGGGTCTCTTCGACCCCGGGGTGCAGCCGGCATGGCTGGCGGCGCACCCGGCGCTATTCGAGTGGTTCGAGATCCCCGGCACGTCCGGGGCGGATGGTGCGGCTGTTGACGCCTATTGCGGGATGGCTCTCAAACAGGCCACCGCCGAAATCATCGTCGCGCTGAGTGGCGGGCATCTGGATTCGTACGACAACCGGGTCAGCAGTATTTCCTTGCTGGATGACGCCCCAGCTTGGGTTCGCCGTCACGAGCCAACGCCAGCCGGGCAGGTTCTCGCCAACCAGTCATACAACGCGGACGGCCTGCCGGCATCGCGCCATACCCGGTATCAATGCATCTACGTGCCGCAACTGAACCGCTTAATCATGCTGGGGTCGCCGTCGCTATATGGCGGCAGCGTAGTGTCGTCTACGGAATCGAACGGTTTCGACCTGGCGACGAATACATGGGATGCGGCAGGAACCTGGACACCAACGGCAAACGGCGGGTCATACGGGTCTGCCGTTGACGATCTTGGCAATATCTGGTTGCGTGGCGGTGGAAAATGGCTTCGTGAAACCGACACGATAGTGTCAACTGCTGTTGTTCGTGCGCCGAACATGTGGGACCCAGTGCGTCGGCATCTTTTCACTATGTACACCGGAGACGGGCAGGGCTTTGGAACTGACTTCGTGGCCAAGACCGTCCACGAGACGACGGGCGTCGGCACCAACATCACGTTCAACGACAGCGCGGCGTACACCGAATTCCGAGCGCTGAGCCTTTCCTATTGTGCGATGACATACAACCCGCTGAACGGACGCTATCTCTATTATTTCGGCCAAGGTGCAAATCAGGGCGTGATTTACGAGGTAGCCCCGAACGACACGACCGTGTGGGACATGGCGAAGATCGTACAGGGCGCAGGAACCATCCTGCCTGTGGCGGCGCCTAGCGCGGGCATCCAGACCAAATTCCAATACGTCGCCGCGCTCAAAGGTATCGTGATGCTGGCGCGTAAGACATCGAACTTATACTTTATGCGACTGGAGTAACACATGCCCGTTCAATCTGACGGAACCACAGGGTATCTCGAGCACCCCGATAAGATTGTCAGCGCCTACCCGATGTCACTAGCGGTATGGGGAACTCGCACCTCGTCGTCAGGCGATCAGTATTGGATCACTCAAGCTCAGTCCAACGGTGACCGATACGTCGGGGGCTACCAGAAAAGCGCAAGCGAAGCAAAGCTCGCGGTAATGCAAGAGCCCGGTTCGTCTCGCTCGGCGCAGAAATCGGGAGCCCCTAACGTCAGCTCAACCGTGCTGCAACTGATGGTGGTTGTTATCCACAGCAAGGACAGTCGGACTATTTATTTCGGTGACACGAACGGCGTCACCGACAATGCAACCGGTGTAAACGGCATTGCGAACCACAACCTGTGCACGTTGGGCGCTCGGCACTACAACAGCGGAGCGGCGTCCCTATTCATCAAGGGGGCGCTGGCCGAAGCGCACTGGTATAACGTCGCGCTGACCCCCGCAGACGTCGGCAACATGATCGCCGATACGGTCAAGCCGGAAGCAATTTCAGGTTGGGTCGATGGTTGGATGCTGAAGGACTTCGAGGCCGACGGCACGTACACCTCGATCGGCGGGACGCGCACCATGACCGCTGTTGGCGGTATCAGCGCATCGGCGCTGGCACATCCTATCAATCGGTCAAGCGGCGTCACCACCATCAACTGCACCCCTGCCAACGCGGACGCGCAGGGTCTGACAGCGGCCGTCACGTCGGGCGGGGTGGTGGCGATCAGCTGCACGCCGGGGGCGGCCACCGCCGCCGGGGCGACCGCAGCGGTTAGGCGCTTGATCCATTCCGATTACGCCATCAATAACGCCGGCATCGCGCAGGCCAGCGCGGCGGTCCATTATTCGTGGTTCCCGGGCGGCCGTGTGGGGGCCCTGACCGGCATCACCCCAACAGAGGGCACCGCGACCTTGCAGGCGGACGGCAGCTTTAAAACGAATATCGACCTGGTCCCGGGCGCGCTGATGTACAGCGTTCTGGCGGGCTCCTACTTGGATGACGCGGTCTACTGGGAATTCTTCTAATGCCTCTGCGGAACCTCAATCAGCGACTATCCCGTGGGCGGGTGCTCGACACCCCGCAATCGGGCCGCCTGGCGGAATTGTTCCCCTCGACGGGCGAACACGGCCCCGCATACCCTTACCCCAGCCTGGTGTTCCCTGCCGATACCGGCAAAGAGATCAGCGCCTATATCACCGTGCTGCCGGTCGGCCTGACGACCTTCGAAGCCGACAATCTGGGGCGCATGGTGGCGAGTGGCCCGGACGGCGTCTACACCTTCCAATTCCAGCTGGCGGCCAATGGTGTGGATGTCGGTGCTCCGGCGACGGGGACGCTGACCATTGGCGCTGCGGCACCGACCGTTATAAACTGCACCCCCGCCAACGCCGGTGCGGCGGGGCTCACGGCCGCCATCACAAACGGAGGCTTGACGACCATCTCGTGCACCCCCGCCAATGCCGCCGCAGCAGGCGCGACGGCCACGGTCACGAACGGCGCGGTGAATACCGTGGCATGCACGCCCGCCGGTGCCGCAGCGGGCGGCCTGACCGCAACGGTGACGTTCGGAGGGCTGACGACCGTTTCCTGCGCCCCCGCGGCCGCGCTCGCCGGGGGATTAACCGCCACGGTGACGAACGGGGCGGCCGTGATCGTCACCTGCACGCCGGCGAACGCGATTGCGGCCGGGCGTACCGCTATAATTTCTGGAGAAGACATGAGCGAACCGATCACCCTTGCCCGGGCTAAGGCTCACCTGCGGGTGGTCGTGAGCGATGACGACGACTACATATCCGACCTCATCGTGGCGGCCCGCCAGATGATCGAACAGCGCACCCAGCGCGCCATTGTGACCAGGACCGAGTCCCTCGCCTTCGACACCTTCCCTTCGGTCGTTCGGCTACCGTGGCCGCCGTTCTCCCAGATCCTCGAGATCAGCTATATCGACGAGAATGGCGCTTCTGCCACCCTGCCGCCGGAAAACTACGTCGTCAACGACTACGCCGAGCCCGCGAGGATGACGCGTGCCAGCGGCGCCACGTGGCCCACCCACGCCGCGCAAGAGGCCGCCGTGGTGATCACCTATGAGACCGGGTACGCGGGCGCCAACGCCGTCCCCGTGCCGCTCAAACAGTGGATGCTGCTGGCAATCGGCGCGATGTACGAGAATCGCGAGCAGTGCGCCGCCGGCGTGCAAATCTATTCGATCCCGGAGGACTTCATGGGCCTGCTGTGGCAACCCTACATGGTGTACATGTAATGCACGGCGGCCAACTTGACCGGCGCATCACGATTTGGCGCCCGACCGTCGTCGAAGACCCCGAGTATGGGCCGCAGCCAGGCGAGCGCGTGCCGGTCGCCACCCGCGTGCCGGCCCAGGTGCTGGATTCCCTGCCGAGCAAGAGCGAGAGCACGGAAGCGGGGGTCAAGGTGGCCGACAGGCCCGCGCGCGTGCGCATCCGCTACCTGCGCGGCATCACCTCGGACATGGAGATTACGCTGCACGACGGCCCGGACGCGAGCGGCGATGTGGAATTCAAGATCGTCGGCGGCCCTGCCGAAATAGGCCGGCGCGAGTGGACCGAATTTACAGTGACGCACTACTCGACACCATGAACAATCTGAACATCAAAGGCGGCCAGGAACTGGACAAGCTGCTGCAGACGCTGCCGGCAAAGCTCGAGCGCAATATCCTGCGCTCGGCCCTCGCCGCCGGCGCGCGCGTCATCGCCAAGGAGGCCAAGGCCAACGCGCCTGTCGGCCGGCCGTCGAACGTGGCGGCGTCGGAATACGGCGGCTACCCTGGCGCGCTGCGCGACAGCGTGCGGGTCACCACCGGCCGCACGAAGACCGGCGGGGTGTACGCCAGCGTGAAGGCCGGCGGCAAGACGAAGAAGGGCGCGGACGTGTTCTATGCCCATATCGTCGAATACGGCGCCCGGCGCCACGTGATCAAGCCGCGGGCCAAGAAAGCACTGACGATCGGCGGGCGCTTCGTCGGCGGCGAGGTGGACCACCCCGGCGTGGCGCCGCGCCCGTTCATGCGCCCCGCGGTGGATGCCAGGCTGCCGCAGGCGCTGCTGGCCGTCACGGCGCAGATCCGAAAGCGCCTGGCCAAGGAAGGCATCGACGTGCCCGCACCGATCGAGGGTGACGCATGAGCGCCGTTGCCATCATTCGCGCGCTGCTGGCGGCCAGCCCGGCGGTCACGGCCCTGGTGCCGGCGGCCCGGATCTTCGCAGGCATCGCGCCGCAGGGCACCGCCCTGCCCCTGATCAGCGTCACCGAGGTGAGCCACCGCGAGCTGGATACCGTCGCGCGGGCGAGCGAGCGCGTCACCGTCCGCGCCCGGGTGCAGGTCACGGTGTCTGCGGCGTCCTATATCAGCCAGAAAACCATCCTCAAGGAGGCCCGTCTCGGGCCTGGCGTCCACCGCGGGGTGGTGGTCGGTTTCGACGTAAAGGCGGTGCAGCCGGCGGAAGTCAGCCCGGACCTGAACCAGGGCGATGACAACGGAATTTTCGAGCAATCGCGCGATTTTATGGTCACTTACGCGGAAGCAAGTTAGAATAAGCAACAGTTTTATCAGCCCGCCCGTGGGCGCCCTGCGCGCGGGCTCAATTAGGAGAAAATCATGGCATGGGAAAGTGAAGATTTTGAAGTAGTCGCGGGCACCCGCCTGTTCGTCTCGGCAAGCGATGCGGCGACGGAAAACGTCGCGGGCTTCGAAGCCTTGACCTATTCCGAAGTGACCTTGACCCAGGTCGGCGCCGTCGAGGGTAAGGAGTGGTCCACCGCCACGCTGGCCGAGGTATCCAACCCTCACGACCGCGTCAAGAAGGCCGCCTACACCTACCCGCAGGCCGAATTCGGCGTCACCTGGAAGCCCGCCGAAGCCGGCCAGGTGATCCTCGACGCCGCATCGAACAGCACCGACATCATCTCGTGCAAGGTCGAACGTCCGAACGGTCAACTGCTGTATTTCCGCGCCCAAGTGATGGCGTTCGCCGACAGCGGCGGCGGCAACACCGACGCCCTGACCGGCACGCTGACGCTGTTGCGCCAGTCCGAAGTCTTCAAGGACTAAGAATCCGGCCCGCGAGGGCCGCAACCTGGCACTGACCTGCCGCGTGTCGCCCTTCGAGAGGGCGCGCGCGGCGGGGAGGTGCTTTTACCTCCTCTCGATAAAGGGAAATCAAAATGGCAAGCATCAAGAAATTGGCGATCATGTCGACCGGCGTTTTCCCCGTGCGCGACGCGCGCGGCGAAACGGCAGTCGGTGAAGACGGCACCCCGTGGACCATCACCCACCACAGCCCAGGGTCGAAGCAATTCCAAAAGGCCAAGCACGCCTACGACGAGAAGCGCAGCAATTCTCTTTCCTCGTTGGTGACGGGCAAGGACAGCAAGCGCACCGCGGAAGACGAAGCGCGCGAGGTGGCCGAGTTCCTGGCCGCCGTCACCATCTCGTTCGACGGCTTCGACTACGAGGGCAAACGCGGGTACGAGGCGTACAAGGCCGCGTATATGGACCTGGAAATCGGCCACGTCGCGACCGATTTGAACAAATTCATGGGTGATCGGGGAAACTACTTGCCGCCCAAGCCGACCGACTCGTCGAGTACGTCCGACATGCCGCTTGGCTAAACGCGGCGCCGATCCATCCGCCCCCGGTCAATCCGAAGGGCGGTAAATCAAGGCCCTCGCCGCCGGGTCGGTCGCGCCGCGAGGACTGCGAGTTTTACAAGATAGACCCGGTAATGCCATCGCTCCCGGGAGGGCATTACCTGTTGGACTACCTGTTCGAGCTGGGGCCGACGAAAGGGGAGCACCCGCTGGATGGGTCCGAGCTGGTGGCGTGGGAGAGGTTGCTAGGGATCGAGTGGCAGCCGTACGAATCAAGGCTGCTGCTGCGGATGTCGCGGGCGTACCTGGCCGAGATGCACAACGCCAGCAAGCCCGACGCACCGCCTCCCTGGGCGGCCTTTGCGCGGCCCTGGAAGTGGATCGAGCAGCAGAAAGGGGAGCGCCGCCTGGCGGCGTTCTTGAGGTAAGACCGCAGGCCGTAAAGGCCTGCACCTACATAGAGGGCGGCGCCACGTATGGTCAGCGACATTGAAATCCGGCTACGCGCAGACATCGCCCGCCTTCAGCAAGATATGGACCGGGCCCGCCAGGCGGTGGGCGGGGGGCTGGACAAGATCAATACCGCGGTCGGCAAAACCGCCGGCATGTTCGCAGGCCTGGCCGTCAGTGTCGGCGCGGTGTCGTTCGTCGCCTTCGTCAAGCAAAGCATCGACGCGGCCGACGCCCTCAACGACCTGAGCGCACGCACGAAGATCGCCGCTACCGACCTGGCCGGGCTGGAGTTCGCCGCCAAGATGTCAGGGTCGACGCTGGAGGGTGCGGCCAACGCGGTCAGCAAACTCGCGGTGAACATGGGCAAGGACGCCGAGAAATTCCGCGCCCTGGGCGTCACCGCCAAAGACCCGCTCGAGGCGTTTAAGCAGCTGGCCGAAGTCTTCAAAGACATTCAAGACCCGCAGCAGCGCGCCGCCTTCGGCGCGGCCGCGCTGGGCAAGAGCTGGGCCGAGGTGGCGCCGCTGCTCGACGAGGGCGCGGTGGGCATCGGGGCGATGGTCGACCGCGGCAAACAGCTTTCGGGCGTCACTGACCAGATGGTGAAGGATGCCGCAGCGTTCAATGACAAGCTCGACGAGATGGGGTTCGTTGTGCGCGGCGTCGGCACGCGCCTGGCGGCCGATCTGCTGCCGATGCTAAATTTGCTGGTGGACGATCTGACCGCCACCGGGGACGCCACGGCGAAGGCCACCGCCGAATTCAGCCCCCTGGCCGAAATTTTCAGGGGCGTCGTGGTCCTCGGCGGCTATATCACCTACCGTTTCAAGGAGCTGGGCACAGAAATAGGCGTGGCCACCGCCCAGGTGGTGGGCCTTACCAGCGCAATGTATAGCTTCCTGACCCTTGATTTCGACGCGGGGGTGTCGAAGCTGCGAGGCACCAGCGCTGCGGCCGCGCTGTCCGCAACCGAAGCCCGCAAGGCAAGCGACGACTTCGACGCGTGGCGCAAAAAGTGGGCGGAACTGGGCGCCACCGCCCGGACGGCCAGCACCGAGGTGGGGGACAGCGCCGAAGCGGCCGCCGCGCGCGCCGCTGCCGCCGCCAAGAAAGCGGCCGAATTCCTCAAGGCCGAAGAACTCGCCGCCGCGCGCAAGAAGGCGGCCGACGAGTCCGCGCGGGCGACCAAGAAAGAAGAGGACGCCTACCGGGGGCTGATCAGCTCGATCAAGGAAAAAATCAACGCCAACGAGATGGAGCTGGCGACGGGCGAACCGCTCACCGAAATGCAGAAAATGCGCCTCAAGCTGGACCAGGACATTGAGGACGGCACGCTGGCGCTGACCGCGGCCCACCTCGACGAAGTGCAGGCGCTGCTCGACATCCTGGACGCGTCCCAGCGCTACGCCGCGGGGGTGAAGAAGGTTGCAAAGGCCGTTGAGGACTTGGGCACCGAGCGCGAATCTGCGCTCAAGATCGCCACCAACGAAGCCGAGACGCAGGAACGTCTCGTTGCCGAGTTCGGTAAAACGAAATTGGCGATCGAGAAAGTTACGCTTGCGCGCATGGAGGAACGCCTGGCGCAGCGTGCTGCGCTCGAGCTGGACGAAAAGGAAGTGGAACAGCTGAACCGGCTGATCGAGGCCAAAACGCGCGCGGTCGCCGCCGGCAGCCAGCTGGAGGTGCTGGAGCAGCAGAAGAAAGCGACCGAAGAAGCGACCGAAGCGCACAGGGAAATGTGGGAGTCGATCGACCGTACAGCGCACGATACCTTCGTCAGCATCATGAACGGGGGCAAGAACGCTGCGCAGCGCCTGAAAGACACCCTCAAGAACACCTTCTTCGATTGGCTGTATCAGCAGACGCTGAAGAAGTGGATCATCAATATCGGCACGGCCACGGATTCCGGCGGCCTGGTGTCGGGCATCGCTTCGATGTTCGGCGCCGGCGGCGCGACGGGCGGCAGCGGCGGCTTCATGGCCAACGCATCGACCTGGATCTCGGCAGGCAAGAGCATCTACCAGGGCTTCTCCACCGGCATCGCGGGCAGCCTCGGCGGCCTGGTGTCGAGCTTCGGCACCGCCATTGGTTCGTCCGCAGTCTCGGCGTTCGGCATGGGCATGTCCTCGCCAGCGGCCGCCGCAGTCGCTGCCGAACTGGCCGGCGGTGCAGCGGGCGCCACAGTCGGCGCCGCCGGCGCGGCCAGCGCGGGGGCGGGTGCCAGCGCTGCAGCCGCCGTGCCTATCGTCGGCTGGATTGCGGCGGCCATGATCGCGGCGAACGCCGTCTATAAACAAGGGTGGGACGCACAGAACGGCACCATGAGCGCGACCGGCGAAGTGCTGGGCGCGCCCGGCCTGGTGGGAAATAAAATCCTGCAGGGCATCGGCATGAACAACACCATGGCCAATATGTTTTCGGGCGCCAGCGCGATCTCCACCCTGTTCGGCCGCCGCAACCCGCGCGTGACCAGCCAGGGCCTGGAGGGTGCGCTCACCATGGACGGCTTCAGCGGGCAGACCTTCGCCAACATCGAGGAAAAAGGCGGCCTGTTCCGCAGCACCAAGCGCTACACCCAAACGGGTGCTCTCGGCACGGAGCAGGAAAAAGCGTTCGAAGACACGATGCAGGCCATCGCAACCTCCGTGAAGGTGTTCAGCGAGGTACTGGGGGTCGAGGCTGACGTGCTGGCCGGGTACAGCAAACAGATCAAGCTGGAGCTCACGAACGACGCCACCCAGAACCAGGCGATTATCTCGAAGATGCTCGGCGAGGTCGGGGACGAGCTCTCGATGCGCCTGATTCCGGGCCTGAACGCGCTGACCAAAGAAGGCGAGACATCGAGCACCGCGCTGCAGCGCCTGGTGGGGGACTACCAAGCCCTGGACGCGATCTTCGGCACGATCGGAACCACGTTCGGCGCGGTCGGCGTGGGCAGCCTGGAGGCGCGCGAGCGCTTGATCGAACTGGGCGGAGGGGTGCAGGCGCTGGCTGCCGGCGTCGACTCGTTCGCGCAGACCTTCCTCACCGAGGCCCAGCGCATGGCTCCGGTGCAGGCAGCGGTGGTCAAAGGCATGGCCGACATGAATCTGGCATGGGTGGACACCCGCGAAGAATTCGCGGCCGTAGTCCTCGGCCTGGACAAGACCACCGAGGCCGGCGCGAGGGACTTCGTCTCCCTGATGGCGCTGCAAGAAGCCTTTGCCGCCGTCTATCCGGAGATCGAGAACACCACGGGCGCGCTCATGAGTTCGGCCGATGTGCTGCGCCAGCGCGCCGCCATCCTGAAAGAATTCGAGCAGGTTTACATGACGCAGGGCGAGATCGAGCGCGAGCAGATCGACGCCACCAATCTCGCCATCTATGACCTGCTGCAGACCCGCAAGGCCGAGAAGCAGGCGGCGGAAGACGCTGCGGTGGCAGCCAAGAACCTGGCCGAGGGTATGCGCGGCGCCGTGGCCGAATCGCTGTCCCACGTCGAAGACATGGTGCAGCAGCGGATGGCCACCGAGAAGGCCGCGTTCGATGACGTCATCGCAGGCATCAGCTCGAGCATGGAGCGCGTCAACGGGAGAATCAGCAAGCTGCGCGAGCTGGCCAGCGCGCTGGCAACGGCGGTCCCGGTGCAGCAGACCCAGCAGCAGGCCGCCGCCGTGCGCCAGCTGGCCGCCGCGCAGGTCGCCGCGGCGCTGGCCATCGCGCGCGCGTCGGGGGTGCTGCCGAGCGCGCAGAGCCTGGCCCCGAGCCTGAAGGCCCTCGGCGCCGGCGACACCGGGGAATTCGCCACCTTCCAAGAGTTCCAGCGCAGCCAGCTGCGCGCCGCGAACGACATCAACGCGCTGTCCCAGATGGCCGTCGGTCAGCTGTCGGTGGAAGAGAAAACGCTGAGGGTGTTGCAGGACCAGAAATACCAGGCCGAGGTAGCCTACAAAGACCAGATCGGGGTGCTGAACCTCATCTTGGACAACGCGCGTAAGCAGACCGAGGACGCACTCAAGGGCGCGAGGGTGCTGGCGGCCATCCCTACCGCCCTGCAGAACATCCCGGGGGCCCTGAACGAGCTTACGCGGACCATCGTGGCCCTGCAGGTGATGACCCCGCCGCCCGCCGCTGGCGGCCCGGCAGCACCCCCAACAGGCACCTCGCCGCCGCCTACCGGGACAGTGGTGTTGGACCAGGCCCGCATGCTGAACGAAATCTACCGCGAGCTGCTGCGGCGCGACGCGGACGCCGGCGGCCTGGCGTATTACCTGGAAGAACTGAATTTGCGCGGCCAGTCTTTCGACCAGGTCCGCCAAAGCATCTTGAGCAGCCCGGAGTATAAGGCGCTGCAGCTGACCCAAACGACGGGCTTTGCCTCAGGGACACAAACCAGTACAATGATGCAGGACAATAATGCGGCGTTGCTGGAAGAACTGCAGGCCCTGAACGAGCGGATGGCGAAAGTGCAAACCGAAATGGAAAAGACCGCGAAAAACACCGAACAATCGGCGCTGGCGGGTTCCCAGATGGCCGATCAATTCAATAACGTCTCGGCCGGCGGTAACGTGCTGCTGATGGAATCGGCGAAATGACGATCGAAGCCACCGACAGCATCAACATCATGGCGCCGGTCACGATAACCGACGCCATGCTGACTGCCACCAATATCTCGCCGGAGGACTCCACGGGGCTGTGGTCCGGAGCCGCCACCTACGCCAAAGGCGAACGTCGGTATCTGGCCAGCACGCACCGGGTGTACGAGAACCTGCAGGACGGCAACACCAACAAAGACCCCAGTGTGCTGGCGAACCAGGTCAACGCGCAGGGTGAAGGCACCTGGTGGCAAGATGTCGGACCCACCAACCGGTGGGCGATGTTCGACACGATGGTGTCGACCCAATCGCAGCGCACCGGGTCGATCAGTTTCACCCTCACCCCGGGCGCTTTCAACGGCTTCGCGTTCTACGGCTTGGACGGGGACCACATACACGTCGTCGCCAAGACCGCGCCCGGCGGTTCGGTCTACTTCGAATACGATGAAGATCTTGAAGACTCGGCGCCGGCCGACTACTACGAGTATTTTTTCGACCCATTCAAGCCGCAGACCCAGCTGATCCAAGTCGGGCTGCTGCCCTACGCCAGCGCGGAACTGACGGTCACGGTCACGAAGACGACGGGGGAAGCCAAGATCGGTATGTTCGCTATCGGCCTCTTCAGCTCCGCCGGTGCGCCGCTGCGCGGGGCGGTCGCCGAGCCGCAAGATTTCAGCTACATATCGACGGATTCGTTCGGCGTGACCACCCTCAAGAAGCGGCACAACGCGACCGGCCTGGTCATCAGCGGCCAGCTCGATGTGGCCGACGCCAGTAGCACCCTCGACATCATTAAACGCCTGCTGGGGGTGCCCTGCGTGGTGATCGGCAGCACGAAAGACCATTACCTTGGCTTAACGGCTTTCGGCCTGATCAGCGCCCGCGCGGTGTATGCACCGGACAACAAGGTCGACGAAGTCACAATTAATTACACCGTGAAAGGGCTGGTCTGATGCCTATCGAATCCCCACCGCCGATTACTCCGGTCCCGACCCCTGTTCCGCAACGGGGCGACCGCGCCACGTTCTCCGACCGGGTGGACGCCTATGTCACGTGGACGGAAGACGCGCCGCCCGAATTCGAGGCCCTGGCCGATAACGTCGAGCACAATGCCAACGAGGCGTTGACCTATGCCACGAATTCGGCGGCCAGCGCCACGGCATCGGCGGGCAGCGCCACGGCCGCAGCAGGCAGCGCCACGGCAGCAGCCACCAGCGCCACGAACTCGGCGGCCAGCGCCACAGCGGCAGCAGCCAGCGCGGCCAGCGCGGCGGCGTTGGCGGGGGCCTTCGTCGGCACCAGCGCCTCGTCGCTGACGATCGGCACGGGCAACAAGACATTCGCCACCCAGGCCGGCGAGCAGTACACCGCCGGCATCACCATGACCGCGGTCAGCCAGGCCAACAACGCCAATTGGATGGCCGGCCAGGTGGTGAGCTACGATAGCGGCACCGGGGCGCTGGTGATCAACGTCAACGCCACCGGCGGCAGCGGCACCTTCGCCGACTGGAACCTGTCACTGGCCGGCGTGCAGGGCCCGCAGGGCACGCCCGGCACCCTGAGCGGCACCGCTGTTGGCGCGATCAACCTGATCGAGGGCGCGGCGATCGCCACGGCCGCCACCCTGCCGCTGAACAACATCGACGGCAATTTCATGCACGCCACCGGCAACACCGGGTTTAATGCCACCAGCATCGCTCAGGGCGCCGAGCGTACCGTGGTGTTCGACGGCACCCCCTTGGCGACCCACGGCGCGAACCTGATCCTGCCGGGCGGCGCGAATATCCAGCTGGCCGCCGGCGACGTGATGAAGTTCATCGGCGAGGGCGCCGGCGTCACCCGGGTGGTGATGGTCACGCGCGCGGCCGCAGTGCCGAACGAAACCATCCCGCGCTCGGCGCGCACGGCCAATGTCGCGTTCACCGTCAACGACAGCGGGTATCTGATCGATGTCACCTCGGGCACCTTCACGCAAACGTTCGGCGCGGCGTCGACGCTGGGCGACGGGTGGCACGTGTGGATGAAGAACGCACCCACCGGGGGTGATGTCACCCTGGACCCGAACGCCTCCGAGACCATCGACGGCCTGACCAGCTTCGTGATGTACCCCGGCGAATTCCGCCTGGTCCAATGCGACGGCGCCGCGTTCCGCTCCTACGTGCTGAACCCGTTCAATCGCACTTTCGATTCCAGCGCCACGTTCGTCAAACCGCCCGGCTATCGATTCTTCGGCGGCAAGATCACGAACGGGGGCAACAGCGGCCGCAAGGGCGGGGGTGGCGGCTCGGTGATACCCGGCGGGGCGGGCGGCGGAACGTACCCGTTCCTGCTGGCTGCCGGGCTTTTCGGGGCCACCGAGGCTATCACCGTCGGCGCGGGCGCCGCAGGGCAGACGGCTGCAGCCACCGACGGCAACGTGGGTGGCGTGAGTTCAATTGGTTCTATCCTGGTCATGGCAGCATCGAACAATTACAAAACCGGGTCTGGCATATCGTCGGTCCAGGGGTCCAGCGGCGTTGCGGTGGGGTTCGAAGGGGCCGCAGGTAACACCACGAGTTCGGGCACCAGCGTATGGGGAGGTGCCGCGCCGTCAGGAAATGACGTGATCCCCAGCGGCAGCAGCGTCGAGGGGGGCGCGGCCGGCGGCAGCATCGCCACGGACGGAGTTACGCTGATCGCACCGGGCACATCGAAGTTCGCAGGGAACGGAGGTACCGCCCAGCTGACTTCAAGCGGCACTGCGGGCGTAGCGCCGGGCGGCGGCGGCGGGGCGACGGACACAGGGCCGTCATCAGGGCCCGGGGCATCGGGTCGGGTCCAAATTCACGGGGTGGCATAATGCGCGCAGCACATATTCATAACGGAAAAGTCGCCAACATCGTCGAGGTGGAAAGCCTCGACTTCGCGGGCTTGCACCTGGTGGCCGATACCGACCTGTACGGGGGCGTTGCCAAGATCGGGGACAAGTGGGCGGGCGGCCGCTTCACCACCGAGGCGCCAGACGCGCAGGCCGCTTTTGCCGCCCAGGTCCAAGCCTACGATGCGGTGGTGCAAGCGCGCATCGACAGCGTGGCCCGCAGCTTCGGCTACGGGGATCCGAACCAGCCCGAGGTGTCGCCGATCCTGCACGCCATCAGCTACGCCGAAGAGCCCGCCGTGCGCAAGTTCCAAGCCGAGGGCCGGGTGCTGCGCGCGTGGCGCTCGCACTACTGGGCGGCCTGCTGGCCGATCCTCGAAGACGTGCGCGCGGGTCGGCGCGCGGTCCCTACCCCGAATGCATTGCTGGTCGAGCTGGACGCCATCGCGCCGGCGCCGACCGCTCAAGATGTTGCCGACGAGATCGCAACAATGCTGTAGAATCGCAACATTCCTTAACCTGCTTGAAGGAAACAATCATGGCTGCTATCACCATCACCAAGCGCGCGGCGGCGCCGTTCCAAGTCACTGTAACCACCCTGACAGCGGCCGACACGCTGGCCTATGTCCCGAAAAAGAATCAAGTCCTTGAGCTGCGCAATACCACCGCGTCGCCCGTCGTTGTCACCCTGGACGGCGACGCCGCCAGCGCGACGTTCCCGATACCAGGCACCGGCGGTACCACGACGAACCTTTCCGGCGGCAAGGACATCACCGTTCCCGGCGTCATCGGCGCCACGATGGTTGTTCCGCTCGACTCGCTCACAAACTACCTGCAGGGCGCGGTCGCCGTCACCGGCGGCGTGGGCGTCACGGCGACGGTGCTGTCCGATTAAATAAACCACCACCACCCACGGAGATCCACATGAAACGATTCAAAGTAGGCAACGGCAATCCGCCGCCACCCCCACCGGGCCCTGACAGCACCACGACGCCACCGCCGGATGCGGATAAAGTCGCACCGGAGGGTGAAGAGGATGCCGAGGGCGAAGGTTCGTAATGGCATCCTATGCTGTCTTGCTGCTGATCGCTGTAGGCTTGAACCTGCGCGATCAGAGAATGCTAGCGCTGACCGCCCTGGTCGGTGTCGGTGTTTTTGCGCCTGTACCAGATGCTAATTTCTATCTGGTCTGCGCGCTCGGCGAGACGGCTATCACCCTCCTGGCGTTTCGGATCGCGGCGCCTGCATCGAAGTTGATCGGGCGAATCTCGGTGGTCCTGGTGGGTTGCCACGCGCTGGGCTACCTGCTCAACGGATACCCGCCTAGTAGCCCGTATCACATCCTGGTGAAGCTGTGCGAGCACGCAGAGCTGTTGGCGTGCGTCCTGTTCTCGAACCCGTTCACGGAAAGGTTACGCAATGGGAGCTGAAGTCGAAAGCGCGGCCCGCTGGGCTGCTGTGCTGTTGGTGGGCATCCTGGGCTATTTCCTGCGCGACGCGCACCGTGATTTCAAAGCAGGCCTTGAGCGCAAGGCCGATTTAAAAGCGCTGGACGACGCGTTCAGCGTCTACCGCAATGACATGCACGCCATGGAAGAACGGCACAAGGAAGAGACAGCGCGCCTAGAGCGCCAGTACGAGGTCCGGTTCTCCGGCGTGGTGGTGCAGTTCTCCGAACGCCTGAATGGCCTCGAGCGCAGCATGGGCGACAAAATGGATCTGATCCTAAATGTCGTCGAGCGGCGACACCCCAGGGGGTAGCATGAACGGATTCGAGCACGCATTCCGGGTACTGATCGGCCACGAGGGCGGGTACTCGAACCGCGACCCTGCCGCAGATCCGGGCGGCGAGACCATGCACGGCATCACCGCGCGCGTAGCGCGGGCGTGGGGCTACAAGGGCGAAATGCGCCACCTGCCGCTGGCGACCGCGAAAGCCATCGCCAAAAAAGAATACTGGGACCGGTATTCGTGCGACCAGCTGCCCCCGGCGATCGGGTTCCAGGTCTTCGACACGGCCTATCACGGCGGCCAACCGGTCAAATGGTTGCAGGAAGCGGTCGGCGTGGCCGCTGACGGCGTTATCGGCGCCAAGACGATTGCCGCAGTGCGCGCGGCCGACCCGCACCGCCTGGTGGCCCTATTCAACGCGCGCCGCCTGGTCTACCTCACCGGCCTGGCGAACTGGCCGCAGAATTCGAAGGGCTGGGCGCGGCGCATCGCCGCCAACTTGATGGAAGGGGTAGGGGCGTGAAAACAATTATCTTCATCGGCGCGTGCGGGGTGCTGGTCGGCTGCGCAGGCCTGCAGCAGGCTTTCCAGACCTACGGCGGGGTGGCCGTCACCAATGCGCGCGCCGCGAACGACACCCTGATCGAGGGCTACAAGGTCGGCATCTGCGCGCTGCCCTTCTCGGCCGTCATGCGTCACCCGGAGATGATCCCGGCGATCGAGGCCCTGTGCCTGCCGCGGAGCGACGTGATCGGAGCCGAGCTGCTGCGCGCCGTGGAGCGCACGGCTGATCGGCCGCAATGAGCGCCCGCCCGTATTTCGCGACCCAGCTGGCCGCGCGCTGGGTGAGCGAGAAGGGCCGCCGGCTGGTGGCGCCGCTGGTTTTCTACTCGGCCAAGTTTAACCGCACGTTCACGGTGCCCGAGGGCTTCGAGACCGATTTCGCCAGCGTGCCGCGCCTGCCCTTCATCTACTGGCTGTTCGGCGGCGTGGCCGACGAGGCGGCCACCCTGCATGATTATCTGTACACCGGGGTTGTTTCGCGCAAGGACGCCGACGCGATCTTCAGGGAGGCCATAGCGGTTTGCGGCACCCAGGGGTGGCGCGGCACCGCGATGTGGCTTGGGGTGCGCATCGGCGGGGGCTCGCACTACACGCCACCCGTGCCGGGCGCGGCGCCCGATGCGGTCGACCAGACCGAGCTGTCCGACGCCGCCAGCGGCTGATACGCCTACACCAGAACGGCCAGCACTGCGGCCACCAGCACCGCCCAGGTGACGGCAGGTTCGTTGCGCAAGAGCCATTTGACGACACGAGCTTTCATATTCGACCTCTCGAGAGGAAAGAAGCCCCGCCGAAGCGGGGCCGCCGGTTACTGCTTGGACATTTGCTTCAGCACGGAATGCAGCTGGCAGCCGTCATTCAGTGCCAGGCCGTAACTGTAGCTCAACACCGTTTGGCCCGAGTAGCATTGCGCGCTATCGTAGATCACCTGGAACCACCGTTGCGTGCCGGGCTGCTGCACCCAGTTGGTCGCGAAGTTCGGCACCGTCTTGAAGTTCGCGCACACGGCGCCGGCCGGGTCCACGTAGTATTTCAGGTCGGAATCCACGCGGGTAGTGACCACCTGACCGGCCAGGCACTCGAAGCTGGCGGTGCGGTGCAGGGTGATGGCCAGTTGCGTGCCGCTCGGGGTGGTGACTTTCAGCGACTGCGGCAGATCCACGGCTTGGGCGGACAGGGCGAACATTGCGCAGGCGATGACGCAAGCGCGGGCAAAAAATTTCTTCATGGGTGATTCTCCTTTAGGTTATGAAAGGAAGCCTTTCACGGCCAAAGCCCGCTCGGGGCGGGCAAGGGTGGTGCTGTGAGCGGGCTTGTTTTAGGCTCGTGTGTAGCGGGCAATTGCCGATTTACCGAGTGTCGTTCTCGCGCAGTGACCGCAACGATTTTTCGATTTGGCGAACTCCACAGCGGAAACGGAAATCCCAGAAGTCACCGTTGTGCCGCGCCCGCATTGGGGCTGACCGCCAGGCTTTCCTGTCTTACTCAGGTGAAATGCAAACATGATCTTCTCCAAATAGCCCCTTGCGGGGCGGTGGTTGTTATGCGGCGCGCCGATTAAACAGAACCGTGGCAGCTTCCAGCGTCATGCCCTTTTCGACATAGCGCCAGGTTTTCGACATGCCGCCCTTGCAATGTGGCGCGTAGTTCTCGCACAGCTTGCACACGCCGAAGGTTTCGCCGTCCGCGATCAAGGCATATTTGATGCCGCGTTTGTTGGTGGCTGCCTTGATCGCTTTCATTTTCTTCCCCTTCGTAGTCGCGTTGTCGATGTAGGGATAATAGCACAACCAAAAATTTGTACAAGCTTTATTTGTAACCGCGTACCTTCATCGCGTCCAACAGGATGTCCTGCACCGCGCGCTTGCTCTCCACCCGCTCCAGCACCATCTCGTCGACGGTGTCGCGCGCGATGATGTTGTAAATAAACATCGCCCGATCGTGGCCCGCCTGCATCTGCCGGGTGGGGCCGATCCGCTCGATGATCTGCAGCCTGTTTTCCAGGTTCCAGTCGTGTCCGAAGAACACCAGGATGTTCCCGCCATCCTGCAGGTTCAGGCCGTGGCCTGCGCTGGCCGGGTGGGCGAACAGGACCGGGATTTTCCCGGCGTTCCAGTCGACGATGGTCTGCGGGTTCGCGTCGAGCTGGCGCCCCTTCGGGAACGCCTTCTTCAGCCTGGCCAAGTCCGACTTGAAATTGTACGCCACCAGCACCGGCATGCCCCCGGCTTCCTCGATGATGTCGTCGAGAGCGTCCAGCTTCGTGTCGTGGATGTCGCGCCACTCGGTGCCGCTCTCGCCCACGTAGGCCGCGCCGTTCGCGATCTGGAGGCATTTGACGGTGCGCGCGGCGGCGCCGAAGGCCTCCACCTGGTGCTCCTCCAGCTCCATGAACATGCGCTTCTCCATGTCCTCATACAGCGCGCGCGCCTTGGCCGGCAGGTCGACGTAGATGTTCGTGATGATCGGGTCGCGCAGGTCGAACCAGTCCTTCGCGTCGATAGTCAGGCAGAGGTCGCGTAGGGCGGCCTGTATCTGGCGCTGTGCGTGGTCCTTCGGCGTCACGCCGTAGCCGTCGTACGACTTCTCAAACCAGCGCTGGCGGAACCCGTCGTACGTCTTGCCCAGGCGCTGGCCTTTGTCGAGAAACCACATCTGGCCCCACAGGTCGGCCAGGCCATTGGGCGAGGGCGTGCCGGTCAGCTCGATGAACCGCTTTACCTCCGTGTGCGCCACCCGGTTAAGCGCCTTCGCGCGCGCGGTGCCCTGGCGCAGCCTGAAGCCCTTCAGCTTCGTGCTCTCGTCGCACACCACCGAGGCGAAGGGCCAGGCGCGTTTCTCGAAGTGCTCGACCAGCCAGGGCAACTGCTCGTAGTTGATCGTGCAGATGTTGGCGTCATAGCGCAGCGCGGCCAGGCGCTCCTTCTCGCTACCGACGATAGGCGAGATGGTCAGGTGGCGGAAGTTCGACCACTTGCGCACCTCGTCAGGCCAGGTGGACCGGGCCACCCGCAGCGGCGCCACGATCAGTGCCGGGCGGTCGTCGATCAGCTGCAGGGTGTCGAGGGTCGACAGCGTGCCGGCCGACTTGCCCATGCCCATCCCCGCCCAGGTCGCGCCGCGCGGCATGCCGAGCTGGTGATCGAGGATCAATTTTTGATAAGGCCGCGGGGTGAAGATGCGGCCGCTCATACGCCGAAGCCCTTTAACAGGACTTCGCGGCGGATCTCTACCGGCACGAAATTGAACGGGTGCGGATAGTTGTGCTGCAGCCGGCCGAGAACACATCGCGCATTGGGGTGGGCAAATACGGTCGCGCGCTCTATGTCGTCGGTCTCGTCCACCCACGGCACGTCGTTACCCCATTTGTTTTGCACCCCCATGCGAAGAAAGGTGCCGTCCGCCTTCACGGCCACGAACGCCTGAGTTATTTTCATACTTCCGCCGATACATAACCGACGTTCGCGCCTTCCTGGGGCGCCGAGTCCGACAGCCAGCCGGCGCGCAGCGAGACCCCGTAAATCCACCAGCCTTTCGCGGTCCACTTCTCCAGGATGGCCATGCCGCGCTGGAAGGGTATGCCTTGTTCGGCGCACACCACGTCAGCGAACGGGGCGCCGCCGTATTTGAATTTGCTTTTGTAGGCGCGCAGGGCGGCCATCAACTTGATTTCGTCAGCTTTCATTTTTCTCTCCATATTCCTCGGACTACTGCACCGCACAGGACACCACCGACCCAGCCGGCGACCCAGGCACGTTCAGGGGACGCGTGGGCGGCCAGGATGCTAACGGCGGCGATACCTACGGCAGCCAGCCCGTGCACGATCAAGCGCATGGCGGCACCTCGTCGACTTCATCACCGAAGGCAGCGCGCACGATGGCGCGGCACACCGCTACCAGCACGGTTTCCCCATAGACCTGGTCGCCGTCGCAGGGCTTGTCTTGACTGCGGACATACCAGCCGCCACGGGGCCAGGTCGGGACCAATTCAGGGCGGTACTGTTCGATCAGCGGCCCGCACATCCGCCAGCTGGTGCTGTAGTCGATGACGCCGACAGCCGTGGGGGCGCCGCCGAGGCGCTGGGCGACCAGTACGCAATGGTAATCGTCGGAGCGCTGCACCCGGCGGATCTCTAGCGATTCGGGTGGTACGCCCTCGGCGCGCGCGACCCAGTAGTCGAGGGCGGGGCCGATCAGGTTAGCGGTTTTCATTTGACCACCTCGGAGACCCGCGCGGCCAGCATGGCATCAGCGATCTTGTACGCCTCTTCGGCGGCGTTCTCCGGGTATCGGAATTTCTCCACGCAACCCGGCAGTGCAGCCTTTGCGAAATCGTCGCGCAGACCTGAGGGGTGGTTTGGAGAATTCAGCACGGCCAGCACCTCGGCGAGAGTCAGCCCGAAGTGTTCGGCCAGATGGTCGATTACTTCGGATTTGCTAAGTATTCTTTTCATTTTAAAAGTTCCTCAATCTGTTCATAGGAATCGATCACCTCGACGCGCTGGCCCATCTTGCGCATGCGCGCGTGCTCGCGCAGCTGGTAGTCCTCGGGCTTCACACCGGGCGCCTTCAGTTCGACCCATACGGTGTTTCGCTCGTCGGCCACTTTGCCGTTAACCAAACGCGGGGACCGCGCGGGCAGCATCACCACCCGATCAGGTGCGCCGCGCCGGCCGATCCATTTCACTTTGCGCACCTCGCCGCCTCGCTCCTTGACGCGCTGGACAAGGCGCTTTTCGATATCGCTCTCGCGCAGTGGGCGCTTCATACCAGATCGGCCAGATCGTCGACAGGCGCAGGGCTCTCGGCACCCCAGCGCACAAGGCCGGGGTCTGGGTGTTTATAGTCGAAAGCGCGCAGCGGCATGATCACGCCGACAAACTCGCCCTCACGCCCGATAATCTGCACCTGCGCCGCACCTTCGCCGTTGTGGCGAATGACCGGGTTGCTACGCACGCCCAGCGCCTTGGCAATCTTGCCGAACCGCGCCAGCAAGTTGAGCGAGAACTGGGCGGCTTCGCCGCTGTGCTGAGAGGGTATGATGCGGCGGTACGGTGGAAAAGTGCCGTCCACCGGGGCGAAGCTGATGCCGGCGAGTGACCATTTTCCGTTGTCGAACTCCAGCACCGCGGTGTTCCCGGGGCGCGATAGCACCAGCTTGATAGCCTCGCTCGGGATGATCACGTCGGGCAGTTCCTCCTGCACCCCAGACACCACGAGGTCGCGCAGCACAGCGGCACATTCGCCGTTGGTCGCTACGCAACGGGTCTCGGTGGCGCGCACCTCGACAAGCACCCCGTTCAGGTAGTAGCGCACGTCCCTGTCGCATGAACAGCAGGCCGCGGCGCGCAGGTGGGAGGTGTTGAGAGTGGCTTGCATCAGTTCTGCTCCTGTTTCGGGTATCGATGGGAGAATAATAGCACAAATAAACAGTTGTACTAATCTTTTTTGTAGCGATACGCCTCGAACCCGGCGGCGGCCAGCGGCATGTCCGGTGCCCACGGCGGCGGCGCACACAGCAGCGCGGCCAGGTGCTCGGCGTTGAACTCGGGCCGGTCGGGCGCTTCGCACAAAACCTCGTCGTGAACTGTCAGGATAATTTCGTATCCGAGCGAGGGTGCGTCGTCCCCTTCACGTTCGAAATACGTGGCGCCGTCCTCGAATTCCCCGTCGACGAAGTGGCCGCCGTGGATCGCAGGCATGTTGCACGCCATCACATCGCGCGCCACGGCCTGGCAGACGTTCTCGAAGAACTTGCCGCCGTACGAATCCAGCCGGGCCCACTTGCGGGTGTACTGGTTCTGGCCCATGTAGGTGATCTTGGTCCGGCCCAGATTCACCTGCTCGTCAACCTCCACCGCGTCGATATCGACGGTCTCGGCCATGTCCTTTTTCTTGCGCTTCTCGGGCTCCAGCCGAGGCGAGGGGTAGCACAGCGCGCGACCCGAGGGCAGGACGATGCGCAGCCAGGCACCGTCCCTGCGCACCTTCACCTTGCCGCACGGGATCGTCACGCCCGGGGTGCATATCGCCGCGCGCACCGCGCCGTCGAGTTCCTTCCAGTAGGCTTTGATGCTGGCGTGGCCGCTGCGCCAGCCTAGCTTGAACGACTCGCACACCAGCCAGGTTTTTTCCAGCAGACCCGACTTCGCCACCGGATCGCGGCCGGCCTTGCGGTGCCACGCCAGCATGATGTTCGCCTGGCCCCACACCTCGCCCGGGATGAACTTGGCGGCGCGCTGGGCCATCTCGTCGAGGTCGATTCCGTAGTTCAAGGCGAAGGTGACGAACGCACCCACGCCGCCCTCGTAGCCCAGCGCCAGCTCCTGGACCTTGCCGATTTGCCGCTGGTCCTTCGTCACGTCCCCCGGCGCCACGTTGAACGACTTGCCATAGGACATCTTGTACAGGTCGTGCCCCTTGCGGACGGCCTCGCCCTTGGCGTCGACGGCCAGCTCGGGTGCCTTGTTGCGCCGGCACAGCGCGAAGTACTCCGGGCCGGTCAGCCACTTGCCGGCGGCGGTCTTCACCGTGTCGAACTCGGCGAAGGCCTTCAGCTTCCACGACTCGCCGGCCAGCCACGCCTGGTCGCGGCCCTCGATGTTCGACAGGTCGGCCACCACCAGCTTGCGCCCCGGCGGCGCGGCGATGCACCCCCTGATCGTCGAGCTGGTGGCGTGCATGACGTTGTCGAAGACCAGGTGCGCGAAGCCGCCCTTGATGGCCTTGATCGCCAGCTCGACCAGGGCGGAGGCCAGCAGTCCCCGGCTCGGCAAGTTCTGGGGCTGGAACATGCGCCCAGCCCACCGCCCAGTGCGCGCGGCGCCGTCGAACTGCAGCAGGCCGCGTAGCCGGCTGTCCGAGATGCTGGTGCAGCGCACCAGGGTGCGGTACTTGCTGGTGCTGGTGGTCGAGGCCTGCAACCGCACGCGCAGCAGTTCGCGCAAGCCCTCGGGCAGGTCCGGGTCGGCGATACGCCGCTCCAGGGTGGCCGATTGCATGTCGGGCAGGTCCACCCCGTACTCGGCCAGGATGTGATACAGCAGGGCGTCGCGCTTCGTCGCGCTCTCCACCTCGCCGACTGTCAGGGCGAAGGCCTGGTCCTGCAGGTCGGCCTGTGCCACGTCCACCGCGTTGATCGCGCACTCGGCCAGCTCCAGGTCGATGAAGACGCCCCGATCGTTAATGCGCTGGTCGAGGTGCCACAGCGCCAGCTCGGGGCCGCGGTAGTTCCACATAGGCATGAGCTTGGACGCGGCGCGCATCGCCACGATGTCCTGGCCGGCGTAGATAAGGAATTGCCGCCACTCGGTCGGGTGGGTCTCGCGCGTGGCGCGGCCTGTCCACTCGAGCGCGGCCAGCTCCTTGGCGGCCCTGTAGGCGGCGGGCTTCTCGCCGGCGGCCTTCTTCCGGAACTTGAACGCCTGCGGCTTGCAGAACAGTTGGATCAGCGCCTTGCCCGCCTTGTCCTTCGCCTTGTCGCTGTCCAGCTTCAGGGCCTCGCAAAGGGTCTCCAGCTTGCCCGGCAGGCCGTGGGCCAGCGCTTGGACCATCGTGTCGCGCCAGCGGTGCAGCGGGATGTCCAGACCGTGCTTGCGCTCGAGCGTGCGGTCGAAGCGGGAATTGTGGGCCCACACCTCGATATCGTCGTCGGCCAGCGCGGCGTCGATGTCCAGGCCGACCATGATGTCGTGCGACTCGGGCAGCAGATCGTCGCCGACCAACAGCCATTCCTCGCCGCCCGGGGTGAGATCGCGCACCAGCACCGCGCCGTCGCCCAGCGCCAGTGCGCGGATCATGATCTCGGCCGCCGGGTCGTCGCTGTAGCGGTCAACGCCGCAGGTGATGGGCGTGGCGGAGAAGGTCTCGGTGTCGAGCCAGAGGCGGGGCGCGGTCACAGTTCGGCCTTTTCTTCTCGCGTCAGCGGGCGGATAGAGAGCATCACGTAGCCTAGCAAAAGACCGTGCGCAGGCGTCGAGTAGATGTGCGTTATCACGCGCCGCAGGGACTTGCCGGTGCCTACTTCTCCCCGCATTTCGTTGAGCAGCAAGTGGTCGCCGACTTGGAAAGGCCGATCCGCCTTGCGCAGCTCGGCGCGCTTCAAGTTGTTCAGCACATCAGCGAAGAAGACGTGCGACAGTTTCAATTCGTGCGTAGTCATATGCTGATCACTCACCCTTCCGTGGCGGCCAGTACGCCACCGGGATTTTCTGATAGTCCACCGCGTTGCCGTGGCCTTTCGCTACCATCATCTTGCCGAAAATTTCTTGCGTGTTAGCTTGGGGGTACTTCCTCATAACCTTGGCGGATATGAGGCTGTACTCCACGAAGGCCAGCGCCCCACCGCGCGGGCCGATCAGCCAGAAGTAATCGAGCATGCAGACGTAGCCCTGGCGGGGTGTCGTTAATTCGGACAGCGGGATTTCTTCGAATCCGGTTCTCATAAAAGCTCCATTTGTTCAAAAGGCATGCCGGGCCAGTAGTGCGGCCCTTTCACGGCGTTCGCACGCCAGTGCAGGATTTGCAAATTCCACGGCACGTGCAGGCCGCAAACCGTCTTGCCGATCTTCGGCACGATGTGGTCGACCACGTAAAGCTCGCCGAACCACACCGACAGGCGCCGGGCCTTGGCGTAGACGATCGCGATGGTGCGCAGGTCGGCCCAGGGCGGCGTAGCGCGCCTGGTCTGCGCCCGGTGCACGATCCCTTCCTTGCCTGGCGGGCGCGATAGCGGGCGTTTCAAGTTCGGCACGAACAGCGGGCCGACGTGGAAACCCTCGGGCAGGGGTAGCGGGTGCTGGGTCACAGCAAGTCCTTAAAGTCGTCCTCGATCACGTCGAAGTCGTCGATCAAAAAGAGCGCCACCACGCGCTGGCAGGTGGCGATGTCGAACATCTGCATGTGTGCCCGGTGCTTCGGGATGCCCAGCCGGCGCGCCAGCTCGCTATAGGCCGCGCTGCGTGTCATCTTCCCGGACTGCCACAGCGGGTCAAACGCGTTGTGCGCGGCGACGCGGGCGGCGGCCAGCGGGCTGCCCTTCAGGGCCGGCGTGCCGTGGTTCCTCCGCTCGGGGAACTCTTCGGAATACTGGCGGCCGCCGCCGTAGACTATCCAATCCTCGTTGTCTTCGAAGTAGCTCACCTGGCACCCACGCAAACGAAGCTGATAACGCCCTTGACCAGCACGCCGCCGCGCTGGGTGCAGTCCTCTTCGACGGCGAAGATCGCCGCGACGATCAAAAAGGTCGCGACCACCAGCACCGCCAATACGATCATTCGCATGGCCAATACTCCTTCGGTATGTCTTCGTGCGCAACGCCACGGGCGCGCGCCTGGTTATAAAATCCGTGCGGGTGCTGATCGCAGTACGGGTGCGTGACCCGGTGCGGAAAGTGCTCACCCTTCGTCATGTCCGGGCCGCTGCAGTTGCACAGCCCGCGCTTGTTGTACGCCCGCTGCTCGATGCGCCAGCCCTTGCGGTGGCCGCACATCGGGCAGCGCGGCACCAGCTTGTAGTCGTCCGGGTGGGTCTTGCTCACCCGGCGGTGACGGCATGCCTTGTGGCGGCACCTAACCGACCATGTAGTCACCGAGGGGCCTCGAAACCGAATACCTCAACCTCTGCCCTACGCCGTGCCTGTGCGGCCTCCTCAACGGTAGCGAAGCTGCCTAGGTATCGCCGCACGCCTTCACGGTGCAGGTTGGCAATCGCCTTGCCTTTGCGGATAGTAACGCCGCGCTCCCCGGAAGCACCAGGTTGCCGTGCCGTATTGAAGCTCTGCACTGTCGGCGGTGCCCACCGACAATTGACTTTGCTATATCCGAGATGCCCCTTGATGCGGTCGAGGGTGAAGCCCTTAGGGCACGGCCCCATGTCGGTTAAGAAAACCCGATAGTCGCCCCACTCGGCGCACACTGAAATACTTTTATCGGTATAGTACGGTGCACTATCGCGGGCAGGATTATTGCAGCGCGTGCGCATGTCGGACCATGCCCGGAATTCACGGGTTTTTGTCCCCGAGGCTGCGCCACCATGCACCAGCGCAACGCGCGCCGATATCTCCTTCCAGCCCACACATCCGCAACTCAACGACCTGCCGCTGCGCATGTTCGAAATCGATACAACTTTCTCCACACCGCAAATACAGCGGCACAAAAACCGGCTCTTTGGTAAGCGGCTTAGCAGCAACCAATCGCCGATTTTAGTCCCTACCAGTTTGAGAGCTGCAGTCACGTTCTTTCCTTCGAGGGGGTGGCCCGCCGAAGCGGGCCGGGTTGAAATTACACCAGGTCGTCGTCTTCCGTGTCGGCACCCTCGCCGAGGTCGTCGAACTCGTCCTCGCTCGCGGCGCGGCCGCCGGCGAAGGCGTCACCGTCGCGGACGAACTGCACGCCGCCCAAGCTGGCCGACACGCCCACTCCGGTGTTGTCATAACAGAACAGCTCGATCGACGCATTGACGTAGCAGCCGGCGTACGGGCGGCCGTCCTCTTCGGCCAGGATCGATTTATCGCGGTCGATCACCAGGGGGCGGGTGCCGTTCTTGGCTGAGAGCGCCATCATGCCCTCGTAGCCGTCGTACGACTTGTTGTCGCCGTCCTGGTAGCAGAACTTATTCGGGTTGCCCCGGATCTGCTTGATGATCCCGGCGGCCTTGGCGCCGTGCTTGGCGGTCACGACTTCCAGAATCGCCGCTTCGATCATCTTGTGCTGCGCGCTGCCCTTCGGGATCAGGAACGTGGCTTTGAACTTCGGGTCATCGCCCGGCTTGAACGCTTCAGCCTTGAACAGGCCAGGGAACGACAGGCGTACGTCTTTCAGTTTGATGCTCATGATTTTCTCTTTCAGGTTAGACCAGGTCGCCGAAGTCTTCGGCGTCTGGCGTTTCGGGGATTACTTCGAACTCGTCGGACACCGGCTTGATGACCAGCGCGGGGCGCTTGTCACTGGCCGGCGCCACCGAGGGCTTGCCGTCGCTGCGGGTGATCAGGCCCACGGCCTTGGTCCATTGCTTGTCGCCGATCAGCGGCTTGCCATCGACCAGGCGGACGTGCAGGGCTTCGGCCGTCGTCGGGCTGATCAGGGAGAAGTCGTACATATCCTCCTTTTTCAGCCTGAACGACTTGAGTAGCTTTTCGGCCTCGTCAGGGTCACGCCAGGCACGATTGCCTTGTTTGCCCTGCACCAGCTTGTAGCCCGGCACCGCAGCGCCATCGAGCAGCCTGCGCTCGACGCGCGCCCGCACCGCCTTGCACCAACCCTCGACCAGTTCGATCGAGTCCATCAGCACGGCCAGGTGCTCGTCGTCGGCTTGCACGATAGCTGCTTCGGCGCCGGCCAGCGCGGGCTGGAGGGTGGGCTTCTTGACGATGAAGCAGGACAGCCCGGGTTCGCCGGTGTCGCGCTGCATGAAGTCCACCGACTTGAGCGTCACGCCGTACGCAGCGGCAATGATCTTCTCGGCCTCGCCGATCGACACCGCCACTTCGCCCTTCTTCAGCTCGATCACTTTCTCCAGCACGTCGGGTGCTTCGATGTTCTCGAAGTCGCCGATGACGGTGGAGAGCACCTTGTCGCGCAGCGCAGGGCAGGTCGCCTTTGCTTTGCAGAAACGGCACTGGTCCTCGCCCGGGGTCAGGAACGTGGTGCCGCCGCAGTTGTCGACGATGGATAGCGCCGAGCGCGCGGCCTTGAGCGCCCGCTGCTCGAACTCGCGCAGGTGGGCCACGGAGCAGCGCCACTCGTCGACGTGGTTGAGTCGGGGTTGGTCAATCACCAGCTCGACCTCGTCGATGTCGTAGACGTGGGCGAACTCTTCCAGCGCGCCGAGGGCATAGAGCATGAGCTGTTCCGATTCTTCGGCGAACACCTGCACGCCCTTGCCGTACTTCAGATCCCGGATTCGCAAGATGCGTTTTGCCACCTTGATAAGGACCGTGTCGGAGGTGCCGAACTGGTCCGGGATCTCGCCGACGAAGAACGGCAAGCGCTGCTCGACCATGAGCACGTCGCCGTCCTCGACGTCGCGGCGCACGTTGTTCAGGTACTTCTGAACCTCGCGCGCCATCTCGTCGGTGATGACCTCCGTTTTCTCGATGCCGTGGTCGGTGTAGGTGAGCGGCGCGCCCGCCCAGAAGGCGGTGTCGTGCTCGCCGTCCAAGCACTCGGCGGCCAGCGCGTGCGCCAGCGTGCCCTCTTCGGCGAAGCTGCTGGAGGTGTCCGGCAGCTTCGACTCGGCGGCCACCGACCCGATGCAGCGCATCCAGCGGTGCGCCGACGAGGGCGATAGTTTGGCGTGCTCGGCCATGATTACGCGGTCAGTTCGATTTCTTCGATGCGCGCCAGCACCGCCGCGTAGTCGTCGGCCTTGATCTCGCCGCCCTTGGTGGCGCCGAATTCCTTCATCAGGTCGATACCGGCCTGCTTACCGCTGGCCTTCATCAGCTTCGTGAGGGCGGGGGCGATGTCGCCATCGTAGGTCAGCGTGGGGGTCTTGACCTCTTCGACCTTGACCTTGGTGTCGGTCTTGGTCTTCGTGTCCGTCTTGGTCTTGACTTCGGGTTCCTGGGTTGCGGCACCTTGCGAAGCGGTGCGGCCGGCGGTCAGGGTGATGGCGGCGGCCAGCTCGCGGATAGCCGAGGCGTGTTCGTTGATTGCGATTTCGAGAGACATATTGATTTCCTTCAGGTAGGTTATTGAGGTAGAACAATACGAATCTTTGCACAACCGGAAGTTTGTTGCAAGCACTTTTTACTAATTATTTTTGTACGAAATTTTACTTGTATATGTGGCGGCTTCTGTGCATAATCGCGTTTGTACAAATAACCGGAGAACATCATGGCGAGGAAGAAAAAGGCGGCGAACGGCGTGTCGCTAGTCATTGAAAAGGCGAACCCCAAGACCCAGGCCCAGGTGGCGCTGGATATGGGCGTCACCCAGCAGGTGGTAAGCCATTGGCTGAAGGTGGGCTATATGCCCTTGATCCGGGCCCGCGACGCCGAGGCCCTGTATGGTGTGCCGCGGCGCAAGCTGGTCGACCCCAAGCTGCTGGGGATGCTCGACGACAAGGGGGCGCGGTGAGCCGCACCTGCTGCCTGTGCGGCGACCGGGTGGACCGGCCGGGGCTGACCACCTGCGACCGCTGCCTCGCCGCTGCCCGAGCTATCTTGCGTCCGGCACCGACCGCCGCGCAGCAGGCCCAGGAAGACGCCAAGATCTTTGGCGTCGGGTTCCTGTGCAACGGCACGCGCTTGCACCCGCAGTCGGTGGTGATCGTGCGCGAACCCAAGCCGGCGCCGGAATCGTTCGCGCAGTTCTGGGCGCGCGAGGGTGCCCGCATCCGGAGCTTCGCCGACCTGAAAGACGCCGCCTATCTGGCGTGGACCGCTGCCCGCAAATAACTTAGGAGAAAAAGCATGATCCGAATCCGCCTGTTCCTGTTCTACACCGTCATGGCCTTCATCTCGGTGGTGCGCCCTGCCGAGGGTACACGCCTGGTCGACGACGCCACCGACTACCGCGACGCGCTGCGCCGCGACTACGCCAAAGGCCTGCTCGATCGGCGCACCGGCGAGCCGCGCCCTGTCAAGCCGTCCTCGGGGCCCAGCGACGCCACCGTGTGGGCGGGCCTGGGGCTGGCCCTCCTGGTGTGTGGCAGCTGGGCGGCGCTGCTGGTCTATCTGGCCGTACGGTGGTTCAAATGAGCGCCGGCGTGTTCACCTGCACCCAGTGCTGCGCGGCCAGCCCGGAAGCCTGCAATAGGCCGGGCTGCCCGAGCGCGCACCCGGGCCTGATGCTACCGGTGCCGCCGACCATCCGCGCCGTTTTTGAATGCGAGTCGGAGGGCGTCGTCGGTATGCAATCCGCGTCGGTGAAGCGCGTGGACCGCCACGACGACGGCAGCTTCACGGTGGTGATCGACTATTGGCCGACGAAAGAGCAGCTCGACGAACGGTGGAATGAGGGGCTGAACTACGCCATGGCCACCTCGGACGAATGGTGCAAGCCCAAAGGAGAATCGTGATGGTCCACCTGCTCCTAGTCATCTTCGCCCAGTACGGCCTGGCGGTCGTGCCGGTCGAGGCGAGCATACACGGCCCGTTCACGAAAGCCCGGTGCGCCGAGCTTGTGGTGTCGGAGTCGAAGATTGTCCCCATGAAGGACGGCGACGACGCGCGATGGCAGTTCGCTGTCTGCATTGAGATGCAGTCCATCCCCGAGCCGCAGCCTATTACCGAACCCTGGAGGTATTGAAAAATGACAGACGGTGAGATTAACGAAATAACGATGGGCAAGCTCGGGAAGTGGCCGTCATTCGAGGCGCAGGCTTGGGCTTGCAGAGTGGCGCATGCGGTCCTCGCAGCGCAGCAAGACAGCGACTGCCGCAAGTATTGCCAGCGTGAAGCGGACCAGGCCGCCCGGCCTGCCGCTGCGGACGACCATCTGCCTAGCCCGACCGGCGAACAGCTTTACACGATGGTAACAAGCCGCTTCAAGTCGGGCAGCTTCCCCTGGGCGACGGTGGCGGAGAGCGGGAAGGAAGCCTGGAGCGCGGCGGCTGCTGAACTGGCGTTTGCGCCGGACACGATCATGGCGAAATATTCCCCGCGACCTGCCGCTGCGGACGCAGGCGGGCTGTTGGATGCTGACCTGTTCGAAGAAATGGTGGAGGAAGGCTACACAGCCTTTGCCGAGGACAGCACCGCCTGGCGCAGCGACCCAGAGGCCACACATTCTTCCGGGCGCGAATCGTTCGCAGTTGCATTGCGGGCTGCGCTCGCCGTTCGACCAACTGCTTGCAGCGCAGATGGTCAGGG